CCCAACTCGATCTAACCGAAGTTAGACCGGGCTCCAGCCCGATTTGATTTTAGTGGATCGAGGCACAACCACCACGCCCGGTTCATCGCCTCCACCGAGAGTAACATTTCGGAGGAAACGAGTCCAGCCGTCGAGTGAAGTTTCCAGTTTCCTGGAAACGATCTTCTTAACGAAGAACTCGAAGCGCTGGTAACGGTCGCTGAAACGGGTCCGTACGCCGCATTGGAAATTCATTTCCTCTGCAACTGCCGGATCGTCCACCTCATAACAAGGAAAGGAGGACCTACTGGTGCCATAGGGGATAAACCCATAGACACTCTCGATCTTCTTCCAGATTAATGAGGCCGTGGTTTCATACCCTTTACTGCTAAGTTCATTAGCAATAGCGGTATATGAAGCCAGGGCAACCCCGTCGTTACGACTGGCTGACCACAGCTTTCTTAACCGGGTAGGAGTGACTGGTGTGCCCTTATAGGCATCCATGCCACAGCTTTCCCTAAAGAAACCTGTGATGCACGATTTGTCGCGGTTGACTCTCAAAGCCATCCGCTCCAAAGCGAGCATGCATTGAGGAGCCCAGTCTACAGGTACGATGATATCGTCACCATAGACAAAGATCCTCTCCCCCACTGATTTTAGTGGCAGCCGAAGCTTTAAGCTCATCGCTACTACCATTGTGCACCAGAAAATATACGCTTCAACGGGAAAGCATAAAGCTGATCCCATTGGCGCATACTTCTTGAGCTCAATCACTTCCCCTGAAGGAAGTTTCGTAGCAGTCGTGCGACAGGCCTCTAGACACCGAAGAAGGTCGGGAACATCATGAAAGACATCCCTAACCAACTCCAGCGAGACCCGATCACTAGCTTCCTTGAGATCAATCGTAGCCCATTCCTGGTGGATGGAACCATCAAGAGCAAGCTGTCGATTGATCCCTTGGTTACTGAAGTTGATTTGCCCCTTTGTCATCGGGTGATGCTCAAAGAAGTTCATCAACTTCCGTCCGAGACCTTGTTGGATCCATTGGTATTCCAATGGCTCACAAGAGATCAGACGAGGACCGCGCGAATCCTTTGGAACCAGTACAACCTTGGCAACGCCAGTTTTAAGACGTTCCAAGGACATGTACCAATTCTTCCGGTCGACGAGTTCATTGGCCCCCCCTACTACGAAGTAATCGTAGTAGGGAAATACCTGATGAATAGCGTCGTAGAGACGTTGGAAGACCCATTTCTCTTCGAGCTTCTCACCGGTAGCCACTGCTCCTGGACCATGGCGTGGGACAATATCTCTCGGTTGAAACCCGTGAAATATGTCCTTGGTAAGCTTTCGCATTTTACTCCGCAAATTTACGGAGTAGGCGTCAGCTCCCAACTCAAGCTGTTGTTCAGTCGCAACGAAATCCGCTACGACTTTCGCCTCCTGCTCGACAGAGTAGGGGAGCTCGAGTTTGTACGCAAAGAAGAGAACCTGCCGCAGATGCTTCACAGCGTCCACATCAGGTTCCGCCAAGAGCACACCCTGAGAGTCAAAAATCCGCCTAAAGTATACCTGCAAGAAAGCGGGTATGCCTTTTCCGCCATGGGAGCTGCCAAACTCCCTAGGAAGAAGTAGGTGCGAACTCAGGAGCCCCTGGTCCAACGCCTTCCCTAGTTTGGGAAGGGTCTTCGTCAGGAACGAGAGTCCTTCCGCAAAGGTACGAGACTCAAGAGTCTCGATATCTTTGCGAAGATTCTTGACACCTTCGAGTGACAGTGGATCGCGTCGAACCAAAGACGTGCATAGTTCGAGATAAAACTCGACTTGGCTCTTAGCAGGGTCCTTCATAATAGAGGAGTCCTTCCAAGTGCCCACGTCCTACGCAGCCACCATCAAGACGTTGTCCTACGTCTCGCTCCGAAGGAGCGCTTCGATGTTAGTCGTGGTAAGGGTGGACAACCCCCCAGCCATGATGAAGTCGAGGACGTTGGCGACGCCATCATACACCATCTGGTTGGTCACGACCGCGTTACG